ATTTCCATGCTGATCCACTTCACGGCTAGGTCGCTGAACTCTCACTTCCATGACCGCTACTTTGCGGGTGTTGACTTTGATCTGAGCCAGTGTCTGTTTGTCTTCTCGTTCAATGACGAGACCAAGATCCACCCGATTCTGAAGGACCGTATGCAGGTCATTAATTGCGCAGGGTACACTGCTGATGATAAGAAGTCTATCCTGAAGCAGTATGTGTGGCCCCAGGTGCTGGAGCGGATCAACATGAAGGATGAACTGACAATCACGGATGAGGCGATTCGGTTCCTGATCTCCGAGTATTCGAGCGAGGAAGAGGGCGTGCGTGTTCTGATTCGGGCGGTGGAGACGCTGGTAACCCGCATCAATCTCCTGCGCATTGCAGATGAGAAGACGGCGAAGAGCTATCCGTTCTACAAGGCAGTGAAGCTGCCAATGGCGATTACACCTGACGATGTGAAGTCCATTCTTGTCGAGCAGAAGCAAGTGAACGAGTCGTGGCGCCACCTCTACACTTGAATCCACTCAAGACTTGCAACAGGAATATCAAGGATCCGAGGGTTGTCGTCCATGGTTGAGAAGGTACATGTCAGTGTCGTGAATGAAGGATCCGGCAAGCACCCGATGCAATACTCGATCGTCTTGGATCGAAATACGAACGGATGGCTGATACTTTTTGGCTTAAAATCGGGACCAAGCCGAACGAAGAGATGATAATACTTGCGAGGGATGCAGTACTCCACTGTATGAACCAGTGCCCAAGTCTCGCCTGGATACTGCGGGGGCTTGAATGCAACCGCAGAGCCACGAAAGTGGCTAAAGAACCAGGGTGTTGTGTGGCTCGTGTGAATCGCAAGTTGCGTCCCCTGAATGGTTCCAACGCGTAATGGGCTCCATCCGTAGATGAGGTCATCGGTCCCCTCAATTGGGATCCAATTCTTCTCGCACTCCTGGTTGCCAGGCGACTCTAACATACGGCAGTCTATATACAATCCCCGGACTGGATCATACTTTGACTGGAAGATGCGAATCTTCTCGGTGTACTCCCATGATGTCGCGGTACAACACAGTGAGCCATCAGCCGAGTGATAGATCCGCAGGTCCTCCAGGCCGACAATATGTGCACCTGCCTTTCGCGGAAGGGTTACAGAGTCATCCCGCATCTTAACCACCTCACCCGTCTCTGCGTTTAGGACGGCATTCTGTGTCCGGACAATATTCGTATCCTTCACAGTACCATTCTCTTTCATAAGATAGCTTCCGGTTTGGGGGTTGATTGTATAGTTGACAAATCGAATAGAGTGCATCACCTTGCCTCCCTCCACGAACATCGACACAGATGTTGGATGAAAGTCCTCTCCGAACACGTATCTATCAATAGGATGCGCACGCGACGGGTATGAAAGCGGATCGATATAGAACGGCAAGTTGGAATACACATTATCCGGATACGGCTTTGTTGACAGCATATGTCTCACTGAGTCCCCGAGTGCTTCATGCTTCGTATAGAGCGTGTAAAAACGGCAAATTGTTTCTTCATAGTCGAACAGCCCGGTGTATACGTCCTTCTCAATAAAGAGCGAATCAGTTGTCATTGGAATACGCTTGCCCAACTGAATATAGTGCATCGCCCTGTGATGGTCGCCATTGATGCGGAAGTGCTTCGCAAGACAATATATGCCCTCGGCGCGCCCAGGATGAAATGCATATGCCTTCTGTATCCAGGTCTCAAACTGAATGAAGTCCTTGAGAGTCTCGTAGGTCTTGGCAATCATATAATGAGAATACCAAACTTCCTCAAACCATCCCCCGGCCGTGATACGATGTTTGTAATATTCAATCGCCTTTTCCCAATTACCCATCGAGTGATGTGTCTGCGCGATGTAAAACATATACCGAACGTTAGTAGGATCCTCCTCAAGACCCTTTTCTAACAGTCCAAGATCGCGAGGGAACTTATCTGACTTGCAACCTCCGTCATTGTGATCATCGATGTAGCAAACAGACTTGGGAAGTGAAGAACACGCGCCGTCCCAATACTCGTGAGTAACACCCCTGCATACCCAATCGTAATCCATGCGTACCAGACGAGTATTTGGATACTCAAGATTTCCTGCTGACTGGATAAGCGTGTATCCAATCTCCCCAAGACTTTGCTTTTTAAGGTCTCCGGGAACAAAGATCATATCTGCATCGAGTAGAAGCCCATAGGTATCGGCAAGATCCATCTTGGCAGCCATGCAGTAGTCGCGCGCCATTGTGAAGCTTAGGGTGCGATTGTGGCCAAAGTCCTTCCAAGTGCTAATCCCTACTGAACCCTTGCGCGTCTGTAGAAAGTCATGAACAATCTCAACAGTCTTGTCGGTAGAACCGGTGTCGTTGATCGCGTATGCATCTACAATTCCCTCTACAGCCTCCAGACAACGCTTGATGATCTTTTCCTCATTCTTCACCATCAGGATCAAGACGAACTTTGGCATCTGCGTCCGTATTGACATTCCTCTCTTCGCTCTGTCTAAGTAAATGACCACTGACTTTGTCAAGCAGTCTCTCCGCGAGAACCTGAGTCGCGTATTGATCCCGCATGTTGCGGACGGTCTCTGGTCTATCTACGATAACGCCAAGACCGCGTGCATTCGCAATAAGCAACCCGGTGAGACCCTGAAGACATTTCAGAATCTCCTGACCCGCGTCCCCCAGTGGACAGACGATATTCTCAATACAGAGGTTGCTCGTATTGAGAAGGCGTCGAAGTGCGAGTATATGGACGATCTTCTGCTGGGCGTGTTCGTTAGCTATATCCGTGCATTCGCGTCTCTCCAGCAGTCCGATGAGACGCATGTGAATATTGAGTTTGATCGCCCGTCGCTGTCCAAGTTCATCTTCACCATGTACAAGTCCGCTGCGCGCAAGAGCTGGTCGAACGCCTACCTGTTCAAGACGATTGATGTGTCGTCCGAGCAGCAGTCTCGTAACCGTCGCGACATCGAGGCGATGCTCGGCGGAACCCTGGATGAAGTCATCGATAGCTTTATCCCGTGGAAGGATATCAGCAAGGCATATTTCCAGAGCAAGACGTCCACGCCCGCACCGGCACCTGCACCTGCACCGGCTCCGGAGGTCATTGCCCCGCCCAAACCTGCTCTCAGCTTCGGCGAGTCGGAGACAGTTGAGTTTGAGACAGATAATGATGAGGACGAGGAGCGCCCTCGCCTCACGATGGGCGAGGATGTCAAGCTTGACTTGTCCGATGACGACGAAGAGGAGCCTGCCGCCAAGCCCGAGGGCGTGATGAAGCTCGACCTTTAGGTGCGGCGTTGCGTCCAACTGTCTCTAAACCAATCCACATTGAAAAGCAAATGTCGGACTATCAAACGCTCGGCATGGTTGTGGGTGCTGTCATGATTGTAGCTGCGCTTCTGTATGTTCTGGATCGCCGTGCAAAGACCCAGCCGGTTGATTACACTGACCTGGGCAAGATCACGGTCGGCTCGGGTGTCCTGGCGTCCGGTGTCCTGTATTCGCTGGGCACTGAGACGGTTGCGGATGTTGCCGAGACGGTGACCGCTGCCGCTCAGGATATGTTCGTTGGCAAGCCCGAGTTTTAAGACATGTATATAGCAAGATGTCGCGCGTAGTTCGTATTGGGAAACGAACAATTGAACTTTCGGGACTACACGGTATTTGGCTGGGATGCGATGTAGCCGGTTCACGCATAACACTGTTCTATGCTACTCGTCCCATAGAGACGATTGAATACGGATATGGTAAGTGGGCTGACGCCGAAAGAGACAAGAAGAGTATAGAGGACGCTTTAAGACCACGTAATGATGTAGAACCTCGTGAACCACCGTTTTGTAATCTTACATCCAGGGAAGGCCTGTTCTAACTTCTCCCTCACCACTGTCATAGACATTGAAGGCGGAACGTCTACAATGTAATATGTCTCCCCATACCTGGCTCCCCGCTCGGCACTCGTGATTTCTGCCTCAACAAATGCATCTACAGAACATAGCTCACGGAGTTCGGCTGCGCTCGGCATTCTTTTCATAGGTGTAAGTAATCGTAAATGGGCTGTCCGTATGCAACTGCTCTCGGAGAACCAGGAAAAGGTATCCATGCAGCGCGCTTCATGGGATTCGCGCTGAATGATACATTGATGACAATTGCAGCTGCGTTAATTACATCATTTGTGTTCAATATTGTCTGGTGGAAATCAATCATTGCCTGGTTTGTTGCAGGCGAGATCCTCCATGTAATTTTTGGCGTGAATTCGACGGCCGTCAAGATGTTAGGCCTCGATCATCAGTGCGTCGCCTAACTGAGCAGCCGACGGTGTAGCGCGATACTGAGCCATCCGCCCAATCTCCTTCTTGGGCACTGCCGAATCACCGCAATACCGCACAATCGCCTTGTACAGATCAAATCCGTGGTAGCGATCGTGATTATCCATCTTCTTGCGGAACATGACCGACGAACCATCCGTCTGCTTCATCCACTGCAGGAAGATGCCGAAGAGCGGATGCGTGTACTCATGCTTCGGTCCCTTGGGAAACATATCCCAAAAGACCGACGTAGCAAATCGAACAAGATCAAACGACGACGACGCAGAAATGTGAGGATACTTGTTCAGGTAGAAGGGATCCATGTTGTACTGCCCACCCGCCTCCTCGTCAATATGAAACTGACTGCTCATGAACGTCTTGGGATCCTTCAGTCCAGTCAGACGCAGACTGACGATTGCGCGATCAAAATCAATGATCTTCATCAGGTAGCCGAATGTCGGGACCTTGTGTGCCGTTCCAGCATGGACGTAGACACAGTGCGTCTGGTTAGTCTTGACATACATGACGTTATTGCCGTGGAGATCGTTGTGGGTGAAGCCGAACGTGCGCTGGGCATATGCCAGAGCAAAGACGACCTGCGCAACCCACGCCACATGCTTCTCGGGTTCAGGATGCTCCTTGATCAGATCGTAAAACGTCCCCTCACAGACCTCCATGACCGTCGTGACCACCGGCACATCCGTGAACGTAGCCCACGCAAAGGGCTCAGGGTCATCGCCTTCGCCCTCCTCCTCATCAGTTCCCTCCGAGCAATCGCACGACTCAATGTCGTAGACGTCATCTTCCTCCGACTCGTCATCCTCCATCTCTGGGGACCCAGAGGAGGCTACGTCATACGCCTCCGGTTCCCGCTCGTCCGGATTGCTGACGTGATCGGCCTCTACGTCCTCGATATCACCAAGCTCAACATCCTCGGCAGTGTCTACAGCAACACGAGCCCGACGAGTATGACTGAACTCCGCGTCGTGACCAGCTGTCCGCAGCTTCAGCTCAAAGGTCTTTCCGATACGATCCGCAAACCATCCCTTTTCCGTCAGCTCCTCGTAGTCATCCGAGATATCAATCGTGTGCGACCCCGCAACGCCCACGTAGACGCCGTAGACCTTGGGAAAATGCTCACATGCCGACTCGGAAAGAGCAATGGACGTGATGGCACCCACATACGCAGCTGTGTGCGGGCTCTGCATCCGCTCCTGCATGTCGTTCGCGACATCCGTCCGCTTGGGAACACCAAACGATCCGTAGTCGCCTCGCATGGTCTTAAACGGCGACAGGATCATAGTCGTCTTGCGATGAACCGGAATCGTCTGTCCCATCACCTTCACATGTGTTGCGTCTACAATTGACTCGATCGGGCGCTCCAGTTTGACACCGTAGTCGTGCAGCCCAGCCACATTCTCCGTCTTGAACAGCTTTTCAAGACACGGAAAGAACGGCTGCATTGTCTTCATAGACCAATGTGTCCCGTCCAGCTTCGGGGTACGATGGATCTTCATTTGTACAGCAGTGGTTCTCAGATCCTTTCCCATTATGAAGTGTCTCGGTGATGAATGGTGAAAAATAAACGACGAGGAGAACAAGATGAATTTCCAACTCAGAAAGTTCAACATGGACATGATCAAGGACAGATGTGGGATGGATTCTCGCAAAAGTCCGATGATTGTCATTATTGGTAAGAAGGACACAGGCAAATCGTTCTTGGCTCGTGACTTGTTGTATAACGTCCAAGAGTGCTTTCCGGCAGGAATGGTGATCTCGCCAACAGAGGTCGTCAACGAGTATTTCCAGGCGTTTGTTCCATCCAAGCTCATTCACGACAAGTACGAGGCTTCTAAGGTTCAGGCATTCATCAAGCGACAGTTCGGAGCAAAGCAGAAATTCTTGAAGACCAAAGCAAGTGGCACTGCGTTTGATCCTCGTGCGTTCCTCATTCTGGACGACTGCTTGTACGCTGCAAAAGAGTGGATCAATGAAGAGTCTACCCGCTTCGTCTTCATGAACGGCCGTCACCTCGACATGATGACCATCATCACCATGCAGTATCCGTTAGGCATCACACCCAATCTCCGTACCAACGTGGACTTTGTCTTCATTCTCCGTGAGAATATCCTAGGTAATCGTCGTAGAATTTACGAGAATTACGCGGGTATGTTTCCGACTTTTGAAATGTTCTGCGACTTCATGGACCAGTGTACAGAGAACTACGAGGGACTGGTCATTTGTAACAATGTCGCCTCTAACAAGCTAGAGGATCAGGTCTTTTGGTACAAGGCATCCGAGCATCCGCCGTTCAGACTTTGCGATGCTTCCCTGTGGAACGATAACCGCCCTTTCCAGTCCGCAATGCTCGCCGCCGATGAGTATAACGCCTCTTCTTTGAGGAAGAAGAACGCCCCGCCCTCCGTGTGGGTAAAGAAGACCGGTGGCGACTAGAGCGTCTTCCCCTACCAATATTACGCCAATAATTCCACATATTCTGAGGGGGTGGTGGATCTACAACTTCCATGGGAGCCGACCAAACCGGCGGCGCCTCGTAAATGCCGTCTAAACTATTAAAGTTTTGGCGCCCAGCAGGCGCGGCTCCAATGGCTTCCATAGCAGCACCACGAGCCCTGGCTTGTGCTACGAGCGCTCCTGGGCCAAATGCAGCCACGGGGGCCGCACGAGCCGGAGAAGCATCTACATCCATTCCCGCTTCATGCCGAGACTGGCGAAACGTTAAAAATTCCAAATTATTCGGGTCCCGACCGCGATGAAAGACGGTTCGTATATGATGAAGAATTGCCTCTCGTCCGACTAGATGCTCATTCCTTTGCGCATCGTAGAGGTGTAAGTTCCCACCCATATCCTTCGTTAATGCATACCCGTGACCAAATCCTCCAATGAATCTCGAAAGAAATATAGTCCCCATCCCGGCTGCAAGACTGTCTTCAAACTGTGCAAAAAACGCGTCCGTTAACAAACTAGAATTCACGTGATGCTTGTACTCGGGAAACCTAATATCTAGGGCAGCAATCCAAAACTCTGGCGACGCTCCTCTAAGATTAACTGTCATTTGGATAGCCTCTTCAAGGGTAATAATTCTCAGGAGATATGCAGTGGCCGGTACGCAGTTTTTAGGATCAAGTTCGGGTTGTCCCTGGATTTTTATATGGACTACGTTTGCAAACCTTAGTTCATCAAACGGAAGTTGGAACAGAGTTGAACCGTCCATTGTGATATGAAACTATTTAATCCCTGTGTGCGCCTTCCGTCGGATGCACCGGCTTGGATGCAGCTGCGAGCCCATCCTCCAGCTGAGCACCACCACCAGTGTCTGCGCGATTGGAGCGAGCAGCATCCTCCAGGGCCTTCTCCTCGGCGTTGGCCTTGCGACGGCGCTCGTTCTCCTCCTTCTGCGCCTTGATGGACTCCTCACGTTGCTCAGCAAAGAACATCTCCTTGTTGGCCTCGTTCTCCTTGTACTTGCGCATCAGCTCGTTCAGCTCCTTCTCGGCATACTCCACCTCCGGCATCAGGTGCTCCGAGGGATCCCACGGCAGCCAGGCACCGACCTTGCCGATGTAGAGATTGTCCTTCGGGTAGCGACGCTGGAGCACCTTGGAGAACACCTGCGCCTCCTCCACAGTAGCAAATGCACGACGAACCTTGACGCCGCGGATGTTCGTGCGGAAATCCACCTTGTTGTCATACATCTCCTGGAGATCCTTCTCGTTCTTCAGGAGGAACACCTCATACTGCTCGCGGATGTCCGTCTTCTTCACCTCCTCCTTGCGAACTGCCACGAAGTCGTTTGCATCCTTCATCAGGTCGTCAATCTTGAGGGAGTACTTCTTGGACAGGAATGCCATGAAGTTCTCAAGACCCTTGATCTTCCACTCGTAGTCCATCCACTCCACGAACTTCTCAAACATGAACTCCTCCTTGTTCTTCATCACCTTCTCGGGGCTGATGAAGGAGACAATGCAGTACTTCTGCGTCGGGATCTCGGGGTCCTCATCAAGATAGTCGATCGGGCCGGAATCATCGCGCTTAGGAAGCTCAGTGCGGGGCATTTACTCTACTCCACGGTTCACTTGAAAGTCCTTTCTCCGCAAGACACAAACATGTACGACATCTTCACGACCGCCTACCTCTTCTTTTTGCTCTGCCCGGGCGTCGTCCTGTCCCTCGGATCGGGCATGGTGGCGGCGGCCATCCACGCCGTCGTCTTTTTCGTCGTCCTGCAGTATCTGTCGCTCTATGTTCCTTGGTGGGCAGTGTGGGTTGTGGGTGTATCCTTCGTGTCGTATAAGGTATGGTCGGGTCGTGCGATGGCTCCGGTCTATTGAAAAAATCTTCGGACCTAAGAACCAAACAAATGGATTCTAAGCCGAAGCCCACCCCCTCTGCCGGTGTTGATGTTGCGGACCTGGTGACTCGCCTCGTAAAGTACCTGTTGGAGGGCCTGGCGGTGGCCATTGCTGCGTTTGTGCTGCCCGGCAAGACCCTGAAGGTCGCCGAGGTCGGCATGATCGCCCTGGTTGCGACGGCCACGTTCGCGATCCTGGACATCTACGCGCCTAGTGTTGGTGCGTCTGCTCGCACGGGTGCTGGATTCGGAATCGGCGCCAACCTCGT